CAATGCATCAAAACGAACTGTGACTCTGATAGCGTCAATATTGGAATCAGTTATTGTTCTTGTTACTGAAGCAGCGTTAGTTACCTTCGCTCCTACAGCTTCTTCGTTTTCAATAGCACTTATAGCTTTAATAAAAGTCTGATTTGACGTTCCAAAACGAGGTTCAAACTTTACTCCTGTAAAATTAAAATCAGAATCTAAAATATTATTAGGATTTGCACTTGGTTTAACAATCGGAGTTGAACTTAAAAATATATCTTTTAAAGCTGCCTTATTATAAGCAGCAGTTCCTTTTGTTAATCCTGCTGCCGATGGAAAACCTTCAATTTCTCCTTCACTTATAGCTTCAACAAGATTTAGTGCTTGCTTGCTTCGTAAAGAACCTAACGTTATTACTGCTGTAGCACCACCACCGCCACCACCAAACCATTTAAAAGGGTTTAGTTGAATTTCTTTTCGTCCTGCTCCAGGATTTATTTCAGAAATCTTAAACATAATTAACCTGAGAAGTCATCTGTATCAATACCGCCTGATACGACAAGCGATCCAGTAAATATTTCACCATACACAACTGGTATAGCAACACCAGCCCTTATCGTATTCTGTATTCCATTAAATGTAAAACTAGCTGGATCGTCAGAAGCACTATCAGGACTAGGTGTAGGACTTATCATTTCTGCTGCACCTGATAAAGCTAGATATATACCTAAGTTTCCTGCTGCTGATAACAAAGATGTTCCCAATGTTGCTGTAGCTCCAGCTTTTAATCCAAAACCAAGTCCTCCAGAAGCACCAAAACCTACTCCAGCAGCACCTCCCGTGACTACAACAGCACCAATAAGAACTGCTCCTAAAAGAAATCTTCCTATACCTTTTCTCGCCCCCATAGCAACTGGTACTATTTTTATTTCTTGACTTCCTGTAGGGGTATCTAATTCAGTCTCACTTATCTCATAATCTCCTACTTTTACGCAATAGTTTTGCTCCATCATGTGAGATTCTAAACTAGGAAAGTTTGCTAATAAAAATTTAAAAGCCTCTGTAGGAGATGATATTTCTGCTTCAAAGGTACGCTCTCCCAAGAATCGAGCTAATCTACCGTAAACTTTAATTTTACTGAGCATAGCGATACCTCTTCTTTGTACAGTCTATATGTTCTTGATCGTATAGTTCTCTACAACTAAGTCTTTTCACACAATGTTGAAGAATAGTTTGATTACCTAAATACAAAGCCACATGATCTAATCTTCCTGTATTTGTTGTATCCATAAGCAGAACATCACCTTCTTCCAAATCTACCGTATCTTCCAGTTCAACAAAACCAGTTAAAGGTAAACCATGTTCAAATAACGGATTTTTTGAAAATTCTTTTGGGCTTTTTGGCCTATCCCAATGTTTTAATTTTATCTTTTTCTTTTCTTCATACCAATCATGTATCAAGCTCCAACAATCTTGCACACCCCAAACCCATTCTCTACCAATTAATCCTTTTTTATAACCTGAAGGCTTGAAGTGATGCCATTCTTTTGTTTCTGGAGTAACAATATAAAAAGGTAAATCTAAATACTCACAACTAGCTAGATCAGCTTCACTAGGGTATGGTGGATGATTTGGATGGCTATGTATTACTGCTATCACTTCACCTTCATCTTCAGCTTTCATCCAATCATCAGGATCTAAAATAAAATGTTCTCCCTGTTCTTCAGCAATGTTTTTACAAGGATGATATTTTTCTTTACCTTTATAAATAGTCAATAAACCACATGCTTCCTGTGGTGAATCTTTCTGTGCATGTTCTAATGCAATATCTTTCCAACTCATCCCAAAAATGCTCCAATACCAGGAAAAATATCTTTAGTAGCAATTCTTTTTGGTAATTTTACGTTTACCAAATCTAAAGCGGATTGAGCTTCCCATGTTACTAAATTTCTATTTTCGGTAACTTTACGATCCAAGAAATAAATTTCCTGTGGGAATTCTGCTGTAGGATCTGGTGTTCCAAAAGGATTTGTTTGAGAACTAGAAGTAGATGTCGATTCTTGCTGGATAGTGTTGGGGTTATTCATTGTGATTGTATTACCCATTCCATTGCCATGAACTGTGCAGTAATACCTAAGATCATTTGGTGCACTTGGATAAGACGGAGAATAAGTTACAGTTGCATCTGTTCCCAGAGTCCCTGCATTAACAGTGGTTTGTTGCCCACCAGCATCAGATTGTATTCTTAGTGGGTGTCCAACATTTGAACTGTGAGATTGATTAAAAATATAAGTTGATCCACGTTTCATGATTAAGACAGGATTAGTTACTCCATTAATAGCAAAGTAGTTATAACCTCCTGTGTTTACAACAGTAACAGTATAAGTAACAGTCTCACCATCAGCAGGATCAGCAACGGTTGAAGTTGTAGTCGTAGTAGTAGTTGTGGACGAAAAGTTCACAGCATCTAAGTATCTAGCAAGAGTT